ACGTGAAACTTTTTGGGACACTCGGTATTCCATACCCAGCGTATTTTACCGAACAAAAATGACAAAATCGTATATGCTCGTTTATTAAGCAAAATTTTAGGAGGGTCAGATTCTTTTTGGTCAACTCCATCGCAATACGTGTCTCGCCCGTACTCGTAGATTTGATTTGTTAATTGCCTATTTTGGGGAGATAGGAATGATTCTGCGCTTACTAGGCCGATTATATCGTCATGAGCCTGGTAAAAATAATATCCGGGTGCTCTCAATAGTAGCCCCGGCTCTCTAAAGTTGTTTTTAAATACCTGATACAGCCTTGCCCGCTCTTGTTCGCTAATTATTCCTAATGTAAATAAAGCAAATACCAAATGGGCTGTAAACAGGTTTCCATTGCCGGTGCTGTTGCCCTCTGGATTGTCCTGCATCATTCCATACTTATCGGTGTATGGTTGGCATTCTGGTAACTGCGTGGTATTTATTGGTTCTAATGGATATCTTGGCATATAGTACCTCTTTATTTAAGATTGTATTGGCAAAAAATGCTTTACTTTTTAGATTTAATCCGATAACATTAAAAAATGGAGGTATGATGCTATATACCGCATTGATACTACAAGCTGCCAATATAGTTGGAGTACCTAGTGCTCTATTATTGGCAATTTGTTCTCATGAAAGTCATTTGCAAAATACAATTGTTCCTCACGATGGCGGATCTCCAAGCTATGGAATTTGCCAAGTCAAAAAGTCAACTGCAGACATGATGGGTCATCGCGGCCATATTAGTGATTTAATGGTGCCGGAAATAAATGCAAAAATTGCTGCTAAGTACCTAAAATACCAACTAAGTCGGTATAATAATGATTGGTGCAAAAGCGTTGCCGCGTACAATGCCGGCAAATTTATTCAAAGTTCAAAATATCCTAGAAAACCGGCTAATCATATATATGTAGAAAAGGTAAAATTACGATTTCCAAATAAATGGAGATACATGTTAAATTGTCATTGAAAGGTCTACTTTGCTTAGCAGCGGTAAAGCAGGATGGCCGGGCTTTACGTTATGTTAAACCAGGGCTTAGGTATTTGTTTGAGGAAGGATAATCTTAGTAATATATGAATTTTATATCGCTTGATCTAGAAATGAATAAGCCTTCTAATAAGATAATCATGCTAGGTGCATGCGTTGGATGTCTGGAAACCGGAGAAATATTAGAAACATTGAGATGCTATATAAAAATTGACGAACCTATAGACCCATTTATTAATACTTTAACTAATATAAGCGATCATCAAATTCAAACTTTAGGTGTTAGTCTATTAGAAGCGTATGGATTACTAAAAAATCTATATACTAAGCATAGCTGTCATAAAAGCCCTATCCAATGGGGAGAGGGAGATTCTAGAAAATTAAAAGAAGATTTAATAAAAGAAGGAATGAATCCATCAGACTGGATCTTTGGGTGGAGAGTATTCGACGTAAAAACAGTATATCAAGCATATTGTATGGCTAATCAAATGAAGCTTCAGGCTGGACTGGCCAAGGCTATGACTAAAATAGGTTTAAATTTTGTTGGGACCAAGCACGATGGAATGGACGATGCCGTCAATACTTTTAGAACTTTTATTGAATTATTAAAATTAATTAGAAAATAATAATTATTTATTACCCTACTCAGTCATGTTTTAATCTATATATAAAACAAAAATAGTTCTATTAATAGAGTCAAATTGTTAAGATACCTAGCCTTTTAAGTCCCTTACTCTTCTTGTTTCATGTTTATCCTTGCTAACCAATATAACACAAATAAATATCATATAATACAAGATATAACACAAAATTCTACATTAAATTATCTGTAATTTTATATGGTTACGGCATGTTTCCATTTTTGTATCACGTCAAAGACCGCATGCTACAGCTTTTTGTACCCAAATAGACCCATCACCTTCTCCATAACCGCCTGGTCTGTGGGGATAAAACTAAGCCGCTCTATTGCACCGGTCATCAGCACAGCGTTTTCTAGGATTTATTGTTTACTCGGTCTAGCGGGCTAAATGGTACCATCCCAACAAAATCGAAATTAAGTTTATAGGTACTTCTAATGGCGACCGAATGGCTTTCTCTGGTAACTTTTGCATTTGGAATATATAGTATGTCTTCTTTTGTATTTCTATCCTGAATTCGTATAGATATATATGGAGATGCGGCAATGTCGCTATATAAAGGTCTGAGGTTTGCAGACTGAATGCCTCCGCTTAATTTTATTCTAAGCCCATTAACCGACCCTCTTACTGCACATTTGGTGACCGCAATTTCTTGAGGATAAACACTATCTATTCCATAAATTTCAGATTCGCCATAATCAATACTAAAAGATATAGACTGAACAGATGTATATACTTGATTATTTATATACAATTTTATATTTGACCCTGTTAGTACGATCGGTTGTGCCATGGTTAACCCCAAACAAATGGATTTTCGGAATATTCGGTATCAAACTTGCCTAGCCCTATGTCAGATGGATACAAAATAGTTACTACAACATTAATACCAGTAGCAGCAACGCTATTTATTAAATCTTCTGCATAAACACGTCCACTTACAACGTCTGTCAAATAAATAGGATAGTCAAGGCCATCTCTGCTGACAGAAACTGGAGCCCTTTGTGCAATCAATGCAACGTCTGCTCCGATTGGATGCGATTTCTGAATTTTATACGCTGGGCTTATCAATAGTGTGTTATTTGAAGGTCTAGCTATATACGGTATCGGGCCTTCTTGTCTATCTGTACCATAGTCTAAAACCAAATACCCCTGTCGATCAGGAAACTGTGTTGCATCATTTACTGTGATAATTTTTGGCATTGTTCCGTCTAAATTTTGATCTAAAGTAGTGCCCACGCTCCCAACGACAAAGGGTTGGGAAAGGTCATATATGTACGGCCCTTCTTGTTCGGGGAGTAAAGATTGGGGATCTGACGGATCGTGAAAATGGGCAGACCCTATCCTATCTCGCCTAATAACCTTTGTAGATGCCGGTAAAAATATTTGTAACAGTCTAGCCTCAGGTTGGTATGCTGCTGCATAAGACAATCTGCTTGCTAACACTTTTCGCTCTGGATTATAAAATACAATGGCATCATCTGCTCCCTGCACGACGATTCCAGAGGTTCCAAGTGGATTGTAAACTTCAAAATAAGCTATATTTACCTGTCCACTCTGCACGCTTGTTATGGTATAGCTACCTTCATTATCTGAAGATGAAAATCCTCCGCCATAAATATTAACGTAATTACCAGCTTTAACTTTTCCTAATTGTGGATTAGCGCCACCGCTCCAGGTAAACCTAACATTACCTCCGGATTCTAGCGATAGTGTCCATTGCGTAGACATATTGCCGCCGGCAGATATTGGTGAGTCAAATTTTAATTCATTCTGGGCTCTACCGCCTAATACTGTTACAGAAGATGCCGGCCCTACTGTATCGCTTAGTATAGCTACATATGGGCCCATACCATCGTCTTTGGCGATGGCTGTACCTGTAAATCCTAGGTTTCGCAATTCTTTAGTAATAATATCAGCTATTTCTTGTGCTTTTGCTGCGGCTATATTTTGAAAATCAGCGGCTTTAAATTGTACTGTTACTGTGTGGTGATCATCAAAGTTAATTGTTAGTGTGTCTCCATCGACTAAATTGTATGGTTCAGTTAATCTAGCTGGATTGATTGCTCGAACGAATTCATCGCCAAATACCGCATTTAACAAATTATTAATAAGATCTCTAACTTGTTTGCGGTTTTTTATCTCAATTCCAATTTGCCTAAAGGTTTCATCGGATAAACCTAATTGTGGCGGTCTAGTAATACCGGCTTCAGACAATCTTTCATCTAAATATCGACCTTGGGCCGTTGTCACATATAGTTGATCGTTTACGGCTCTAACATTATCGATCAAATAAGATGCGCTACCTTTAGCCAGGGCTCTTAGAATAGCCTCACAGTTCGGTCCTTTAAGGTATGGATTAAGATATGCTCTTAAGCGTTTATATTGTTCTTCTTCTGTGGTCGCCACTTTAAATCTCCATAATTAAACTGATGAGACCGATACGTCTAGTACTGGGTCGATAATTCTAGCTTTCTCAGAAGATGCTAAATAAATAACATCATGTGTCGAGTCATATTGTGGACTACTTATAGCTACCGCTCTTACTCCCGGTATAGAATTTACTGTACTTACTATGGCGCTAATTGCAATAGGTTGACCGATCGGATTCGAATTAATCAATGAGCTTACGTTAGTTCTAACTTGCTCGACAATGGCGGCAAATGGTACACCTGTATTGATTCGAACAACTATAGATACTTGAATGCGCCTAGTCAATGGTTCGCGAACATAAATATCTGCACCAGCTGCTCCAACGCCTGGATAAGTAGTTGGATCTCTAGGATCGCCATAAATAATGCGATTAGCTTCAGCTATTAATCCAATATTATACCTATAACTATCAAGACCTTTTTTGATAGATGTGCTAAATGACAATTTGCCAATAGCGCTCATTTGCGTGAGAGACGATTCGTTAATTTTATTATATTGAGCATTAGTATCAAAAATCAAATTAGTGCGCTGTGGAGCCCCAGGTTGAGTGGCAGCCAAAGAAACCCGTTTATATCCAGTATAAACGTTTTGTTCTTGTACAAATATTGATGTTTCTCTGTTATTAAGACTAACGTTAAACACTGAAACTAAAGATCCGGTTACTACCACTGTATCCTTATCTAAAACTGAATCGACAACATAAGTTCCAGCATTAGGCAGGGTTAGTACGTCGCCTGTAACAGAAATACTATCGCCGGCTACCGTGGCATCATATTCATAGAACTGAATCTGCGGTCTATGGCACTCAAAGGTTCCGCCTGATACGAAAACGGCGGCCTCGTCTGCAGCGGATGGATTGATACATTCTAAGAATGTACGTCTTCCAGCTTGAAATAATATAATCCCAAATGGAGACGGCATATCGCCATTAGAGGCATGCGTTGTCTCTTTAGAATCGGTAGTGGTAACAGTTACAACTTCTGCCGATGACGTTGCAGATAATCCGGTGGCAGCCCCGATGGCTATAGCAGCCTTTGCTGCAATCTGTATCGCAGAATCTCCTGGTAAAAAGGCTACTTCTATATCAGTTTTACCTACTATAGCTGGATCGGTATTAAACCCATTGTTAAACCACACATAATACTCGATGGCATCTCCTGCGCTATTGATCAGGAAATATTTGCCAACGCCAGCCCCAGTGGGCAATTGGGTTGAGCTTGGCATTGTCAGTTTTGTTATTTCTGGTAATTTAGCGCCTGAGCGTTTTACCATGAATTCACCTTGATTTACAACGGCAAAATCTGAACCTAGGGTTAAGATATCTCCTACCTTTGCATTGCCAAGGGCGGGCTCTGTTCCTAGGTCATTCCAGGTCAAATAACAACCATTGTTAGAGCTATCAATTTTTAATGAAGTTGTTACGTCTACATACAGGTTTACTCCCGTGGGAGCCGGATTTAATGGCAACGATACTTCTTGTTCAACTGCATTGGAATTTTCAAACCATACGCTATCCTGATATCTGCGAATTACTCTAAATTTACCTTGATTTAATTCAGGAAATGGGAATTCAATAATTAATGAATCGCCCTCTGAGACTTCACTAGAAGCAGAAAAATCTCCTGCAGAAAAACTATCTCCAACAAGTAATGCTCCGCTAACGGTAACAACTGGGCTTCCTGCGTATGAAATCGGTATCGTAGCATTTAAAGATGTAGCTGTTACAATAACATAAGTAGAATCGACATGCGACGTAACCCCGGCTATCGCACTGATGGCCAAGGATAGATTGACTTGGGATTCAGCCGTAGTGTTTCCAACAACAAAGTCTTTGCCTGTAATTAAAGTAGTAGTATCAACCGTAAAAGCATCACCCTCGTATGCGTTTGCTCCTAACGTGAATATGCCGTTTACTGTAATAGTAGCAGATCCTTTGTAAATAATAGATACGGTTCCATTTGGAGAAGTAGAAGATACCGAAACATCGGTTGCTCCCGCCAAAGATGTGTATCCAGGCAATGAATTGATTTCAGCGGCCAGATTGGTGGCTGTATCGAGAATAGTTGCTCCAATCGTAAAGCTAGTTCCAGCTATAAAGTCTGTTGTTCCTACAGAGAAAACATCTCCGGAATTACAATTACTGGAAAAATCAAATCTTCCCTTTGACGTTATTGCTGCGTCTCCGGCATGAAATATTGAAATTTGTGGTATAGATAATGTAGATTGAGCTATTACGTCGCTACCAACAACAGATGAAGATACGTTAGGCAACGCCGCAAGCGCTGCAGCTAAGTTGTTTTGGGTGTCTAATGTTGTGACACCAATGGCAAAATCAACATCTGCATATAAATTATTGTTATTAATATTGAAATTATCAACAGGTGTAACGTTTCCAGAAAAATCAAAATACCCGTTAGAAAACTCATCCTCAGCTTCAGGGTTAAGAACTCTAACTATTTTTCCGTTATCAGAGACCCCGGTAACCAAAAAAGTACCGTTGTTCGCGCTAACCGGAAGTCCTGATATAGTAATCAGATCTCCTATCGAAAGTTCTGTGAAATTGGCGTCTCCGGTCAAAATAGTGTATTCGGCATCATTAGATCCAAATATTGTTTGTACGTTAATGGTTCCACCGCCAACATCATTAAAATTTAAACTAGATTTGATAAACTGTGGACTAGATCCATTGCCATCCCAGCTTAAGCAGGCGATATCTCCGTGTTTTTCGATCCTAAAATTACGCCCTTTAGACCTAACAAAATGTCTGGGTTGGCCAAAATACCTTTGGTTAAGAGATCTATTTAAGAAACCGATAGTACTCTTTCCGGCAGTTGGACTATTGCTAGCTACTGATACGCTTGTGTTAGAGTCTATATTTATAACTTTTCTTTGTAAAACAGAAGACTCTAATCTAAACCACTGGTCACTATGGACATCCTGCGCCGCCACTTTGTCTACAGAAACTAAAGCTGACGTATTGTTCAATCTAGACGCCGTACCAATTATTGGCACCTCATATCCATTGGCTGCACCGCCTATGATTTGAATGGCCCCATCACTGCCTAATAGTTTAGTCGCAAGTTCTAATTGTGAGCCGCGCTCAGTGGTTTTAATTGTTCCCACTGTCGTAAATCCGGTTACAGCTAATACTGACAATAAACGTTTAACTTGATCCTGTGTTGTCGGTACTAATCGTAATTCTTCGGCTTCGTTAAAATTATATCCAGTGTCAGATGATAAATCTAACGGCTTTTTGAAAATAAATTGTGGAGACCCAGCGGTATCGCTAGATAAAATCCAATTTAATCCGTCTTTAAGCTGTACTCTATCGTACACAAAATTGCTATCTTCATATGTACTCTTATTTATAATTCCAGAGCCGCTGGTTCCGCCATCATCAACTATCAAACTGGTTATATAATCTGCGATTGATGCATTTACATAAGTATTTATGTCGTCAGCGGTTGTATCGCTAGAGTTATAAAAATTGATAGATCCATTAACTTGAGTTAAAACTCCAGATTCTGCTACGGCTTCTCCCGTTTTTCGTTGTATGGTAAAGCTAGTCGCTGTTGGGGCAAATCCTACCTCGGTTGATACCCTAAAAATGCCTATATTGGCAGGATCAAATCCTGATTGTGAAGATATATTAACATACTCTCCGCCAGACAAAGATAGTGCTGGCGCAGCGCCTACACCGCTCCATGTATAAGTAACTTGATCTACTCCAGCTACAGGAGTATTTGGAGTTATGGTTACATTCCATCCAGTTGTGGCATTAATCAAGGTAGTTATAGAGGCTCCGCTCTTGAGATAAACTCTAATATCCACGGATTCCGAGACAGAAACGGTGTGATCAAGGGCCTTATTTGCTGAAGATGGGTAATCGTACCCTATGGTTATTTTTTCTCCACTTCTGCCCCATCTAACCGATCTATAAAGAAGGGCATCTTCTAGGCTAGAATGATTTAATACTTTCTTGGCCTGCATCATCACTTTAAAGTTAGAAAAATCAAACTCATCAAAATAAGCTGCAAAGCTAGTTGTAGGACCAGAATCAACATCGTAAGCATTAAAGTTAGATGGATTTACGGCTAGTGATGTATTTGTAATAGCCCTACGGTAAAATGGTATCTCGAAGCTTTTAGATGTAGTATCATCGTCAGCTATTACTACGGATGTATCCTTGTGTCCGAAATCTAGCGGATTAGCTATAAAAAATCTATCTGCCACCCTAAGTCTACGAATTAATGGATTAGTGTCTATACCAAGCGTTGCTCCGGAAATAGTCTCGATTTGTGTATACTCGTTATATGGCTGCACATCGTTAACAGAGCCATATGGTTGAATAATGCGTATCAATTCATTTGGATCTCGTCCAGAAAAACTTAACGAAGACACAACACTGTTAATAAAAGTATCTGGAGGATTGGCAGCAGATCCTGCGGCAAAAGCTGCGTGTACGAATAATGGAAACTGAGCTTCTTTGGCTCCACTCTCATAAAAAGCAATTAAGGATTCTTTGCTGGTATCGCTAGCTCCGGCTCTAAAATTTAATAGTTTTCCTTCTAAATCCGCCGTTACTACTAATACTGATCCAGACGTATTTTTAGTCTGCGATTCAACTACTAAATATTTATCTTCTAGTGTGCTAAACGATAAAGCTGATGTTTGCGCTTGTAGTTCTGCCGCTATTTGGTCAATAGTTTTGGTTCCTGCGCTTACTTTAAATTTTTGTGGAGCAGACACGCTTCTAAGAACGCTAAATCCTTCACTAAAAATAATACCAGTTTGTGGAACCGATGCCGAATATTCTGCGGATGTAACGTCAATGGTTAATGTAGATGAAGTAACCTCACTGACTCTTCCTTCTAATCTATTATTGGAGTCAATTTCTTCCGACCAAACGATAAAGTAATCGCCGACCAAAACATTGGCAAATGCATTAACAATGCCGGATTCATATCGTACTTTATTTGGGGATGGCTTAGTGATATCCAGTATTGAATTGCTGGTTACTCCAGTAGGAATTATTTCTCCGCTACTATCTACCAAAAACCAGACGTGGGCGTCCGAGGTAAGGGTGATGCTTCCGCCTGATATTTCTAAGCTTTCGATTCTAGCCTCAGTTTTATCAGATCCAGCTGATAATTCATCTCCGGCTTCTAGCGGTGTCGCTAATTTAAATTGGGCTGTATTTCTTGATAGCGAAAAATCTGACGCCTGTCCTTGCGCCGATAACCCCATTGTAACAGTAAACATTCCCTTAGACACCAAAACAGAATAAGGGTCGATAGAAATCTGGGCCCTATTGCTAATACCTAAATTGCTAGTTAATCGTATTTGTTGGCCAACTATTGATGCGGTTACTCCAGTTAATTTATTATTTAATACTTCTACCCAAACTTCAAGGGGAGCGGTAGATGATACGCTATTAGCTAGCCCTGTTGCTATAAAATCGGCATCCATTAGTGTATAAGTAATATAGTCGGTCCCGTCAACGCTAAGAGTGAGGGTGTCACCTTCTGCTATTGTTGATGCCCAATTTTGCTGACTAGTAGTAAAAACGGATGCAGATTTTCCATCTTTAGTCAAAAATTTCTTGTTTTTATATAACCTCAACGTCTGTACTTGATTGAATGGAAAGCCTAGTAGCGTTGCTGCGTTGCGTCCAGTAGTTGTAGGATCTGTGACCATCAAAGAATCGCTGTCCTCAGTCTTAGATCTAATTACAACGTATTGTCCGCCTCCACTAGTTGTAGCTTCAAAGCCGATTGTGGTGTTAGCATTAATGCTAGCCGCTACCTCATAAGCGGTAGCTCCGCCTGGACTTCTAAAATCAGAATCAGAGAAAACATGCTGATAGGTTTGTTCTCCGACTACTACTGCAAGCGTATCGCTTCCAATTAAGTCAAATGGGGCCTCAAAAGTAGACAGTAAAAATGCTTTAGCTATAGGCGCCTGTCTTCCGCCAGTTGTAAGCTGAAAATACTGTTCTCCGCCAAATGCTTGGTCAACTATGGGCTCTAGGCCGACTCCGTCAGTTTTTGCTTCATAGCCGGTCCCGTCATCTATATATAGTACGGCGCTAGAGTCATCATTTATTATTTCACTACTAATAATAGTAGATTGTTCATCAGATGGAACGGCTCCAATGACAGCAGATTTAATGGCCGTAGCAGTACCGAGCCCTCTGGAGGCTATTGCTCTTTTTATGCGAACTCTCAACTCATCGTCAGTTTCTGTATCTCGACCAGTAGTAAAAGGTAAATCGTTCGTTATAACGGATTCAGATAATCCAATTGGAGGCGAGGCAAACTCTCGGATGGCTCCACGGGGAACGTTTCCTGTGGTTCCGGGCGTTAGAGCGGTGACCTGAACGTTGTCTACAGTTGTTTCTCCGTCTAATATAATAGCCTGGCTTACTACTGTAAAAGTTATATCTTCGTTAGCGCCAACGCCTGGGGATCTAACAATAGTGTTAGCCGGTATAGTTCTTACTCCGCCTTGTGCCAATACAACTGTTTCTCCTACATTGTGAAATTTTTGGGTAGCAGAAGATAATGTTATAATGTACAATCCACCGCTTGGCGTAATACTTGAATAATCAACTTCTTCTACGTTTGGAGTTCCTCTGCCAATATAAACCGTTCCGGAAGCAGGAAACTGAGACGCATCACTTACTTTAATTTCTGTAGATCCTATATTGGGTGGATTGGCTCCAGCATAAATTTTAGTAAAAATTTTGGTAAAACTAGTATCGGTAACCGAAATAGAGCCAGTTGATGGTTTAGCTGTAATCGGAGTAACTTTGTTTTCTATGGCTAATCTTTGTAATGCCTCACCTGTAGCTCTATCGACGCTAAAATCTCGCAATATTTGAAAAATATCTCCAGATGCACGCGCTGTGCTTAGGGCTACTACTTCAAAAAAACTTAGGGCGGCCCCGCCTACGTTAAAATCGTTAACGCCAACACGCGAAGCATATGCGCTAAGCATTTCAGACAATATTTGTTCATATGATTTTGGTACTGGTAAGTCTGCCATACTCTACCTTCTAAAAATTAAAGATATATTCATATATATCATTCTTTTAATTGAAATGTTAGTGGTAGTATTCCCTGCTGGCCTGCCAAGGCTACTTCCATTCCTATTTTAACCGCTGTTCCGTCCAATTCAACTAATAATTTGGTCAAACCGCTATACCTCTGGTCCGCCAAAATGCCCTGTTGTATTGAGCCGTATATATCTTGCGGGGATATATCGGCATTGCTGGTTCCTGGGCGTATTCCGAACCCAAAACCAGGGTGGATAACCGATTGGCCCTGTATCGTTCCCATTTTAATTTTGAGTGCCTGTATTAAATTTGTTATTCCGGCTGAATACCTAAAATCACCATAATTGTTAATAGCAATATCTCCAGTATCGGTCAACAACCAATCAACCAAGCTCATCCCTACGAGGGGGTCTCCCTGTGTGGACACTGGAGGGGTAATGTTGGGCAATATTTCTGCGGGTAAATAACTTGGCAAAAAGATTTTTTGTTGGCTGTTTACGGTACCGGGCAAATAAGCTTGCATATAAGCTGAATTAACTGTTAAAAAATTATTAAGATTAGGCTGCCCATCAAGCGTTATTAGATAGTTGGTATCCGACAATCGGTCTATGCCCAATATTTTTCGCGTAGTGGGATTTTGCGTAGAAGAAGATAGTGTAACTCTTTGTCCTATGTATAAATTTTCAGAGCTATTAACGTTAATCTGTCTACCGCTCGCATTAGATAAGAGTGTTAATTTGAATCCATTTTCGTCAATATAAGGACTTCTTAGATTGTTAAGGGTTACTATCTCAAGCCAACGCTGGGGATCACCTAAATACCGTAGAGCTATCTCCTCAATTGTAAGCCCGAACGGCACCGGGACATAAATTTTACTGTCCGGAATGTTAAAGGTTATATCAGATTGTCCAGCTAAATCTGAAACGTATTCCATGTTGGTACGCTTGTTTTGATCGTCAATCTCGCTGGTAGAAGTTAAAGAATCAAATACTTGAATTACATCGTATATTTTTCGCAAAACGTCATATTCATCAAGCGTAATTTCTTGTATCCTGTCTTTTGGTGCTGCTTTGTTGTAAACAGAATTGTAATAGCTATCTCCTACGCCATAATTGTCAGATAATTGAAAGGAAAATTCTTGCATGGTCGATTTAAATTGTCTAAGGTCATCTACTGTTAAGGATCTAGTCTCTTCGATTGTAGCGTCTACGGCTTCCTGTTGTTGCGGGGTTAATGCCAAATCATCAATTGTCGCAGAATTAAATGAATCAAAATATTTTTCTGGATTATCAAAAAATTCATTTAATGGATCTGTTTTGTTTTTATTTGAAAGGTTTATTCCAGATTGTCCCGACTCTATCGCGTCGCCGCTTAATCCCTCAAAGCCCTCGTGATACTGCAATATAGTTCTTTTTGAAAGAGCCCCAGACGGAAACGTTTCCGTTGATCCAAAAGCACTTGTTAAATTTTTCCAAGTATCAGATAGTTGCCCCTTGATATCTTTTATTAAATTTGATGGCAAGTCTGCGCAAGTTATGGCCGCTCCAATTAAATCTTTAACAAAAAGAGAGCTTTGCCTTAAAACTTCGAACGGTTTTTTAAAATCGCTTCGAATAGCTTGAGTAAGGTTAACAATTGAAGACACGGTTTTTCTAGCTTCAGTTATGGTATTCAGGGCTTTTGTCAAAAAGTCCGCTTCGAGTAGGGATATCTTAGGTTTTGTTTCTATAGGTATACCAGCATCCAGCTGGATTCTACGCCAAGCTTTAAATTGCATGGTATATAAAATCTCTAAGGGTTTATTGGCATTCTGTTGCCACACAAACTGAACTGGCGTAACCACAAAAGATTGATTTTGTTTAGGTATGTCAAATACCAACCTCCAGTGCGCATTATTTGGATCTTTTTTGGCCTCTACATACTGTTCTAAAAATCGCTGCAGTGCCATAGCACAGTAGTACCCTGTACTAACCAGCCCGCCTCCTCCACTCTCTGGGCGCGTGGTTTTAGGCGGATTAGCTGGATGCGAGGACGTAATGGTATTAATTGTTCTATTGAATTGACCTATAACCGACCCTGCACTTTCGATGGTTCCTCCAAATAAAGCGCTTAATGTGCTATTAGAAGATTCATTGTGAGAAATTTCTGTTCTAAACGGCCATACGCCCATAGTGCCTGAAGCGGTGATATTTTTAAATCTAATTCCTCCGTGTTCTTCTATGATTCCGCGTAATGTAGCGCTAGTGTTAATTGCATATTGATCGGTAATATTTAATTGTTGCGGTGTAATCGGCAATGTGAATATCCAGCTCGCTGGATTTATAGGCTTAAAATCTAATGTTGTTACTCCCTGCGAAGACCAACTAAAATATGGAACATCGACTAGAGTGGGAACTTCTTCGTTCATATTGTTGTGCAATATTATACGCTTAGTTCGCCCATCGACGACCAACAGTCTATATGGGTAGACCCTGTCCCACCGTATGCCGTCTAGTTCGGTATTTTCGAAAAATTTACTATAACCCCTCTCTGTGTCCCAGGGGGCCTTGACCTGCGCTAATATGTCTTCGTCTTCGTTTTGTTTTTCTCTATCCACAAATAGGTTGTCAACACCTTTTTGCATCTCTTTTATAGATCCTGACCATTCACTCATAGCGCAATTGCCCTATTTTTGTTATTACCCTTATATTATAAGATTGTGACCTAAAAATTAATCGTAACTATGATATATCATTATTAAATGCGCTATATCATTTTGTCCTTAATTGCCATACTATGCCTGACCTCGTGTAAAACTCTCAATGTTACGATTACTCCAACGGTTGATATGAGACTGGAAATGCTACACGATCATTATATTTTGCTAAGTAAGCGTAAAAACTTAGAATTTAGCGATACCGTTCCCTTAAAGCTACGGCCCATACCAAAAAATGACTGGTTAGGATTCTGTGATCCAAATCAACCTATGCGTAGCGTAACAATCAATTCCAATAAATGGGACAAACTAAGCAGTACAACTAAAATAACCCTTGTTTTTCATGAACTTACGCATTGTTATTGTGATAGATCTCATAATTATAATGAAGAAGAATCCTATGAAGACGATGCCGATATTTTTCTTGTTGATTCTCAATTATTAGCAAATGAACCCGGATATTTCGAAGATGGATGCCCGACTACTATAATGCATCCTTTTATATTGTCGGACGCGTGTATGGAAAATCACTATGATCACTATATAGATGAAATGTTCGATGGCTGTATCCCATATTAAGACTTGGTTACAATAAAGCCGCATTGATTCATTAATAGATAATACTTTAATATATATCTATATTTATCTAACAATTCGTTTGTATCTCTATATAAACTCAAAATAGTACTCACGGCAATAAATAACGTGGGAATCATACACTCGGAAATAGGATGATCTAGCAAACATCGTGGGTTTAATTTTCGTTGCCGTTCAAACAATAATTCTGACTCTCGGTATAATTCATCGTTGGTTAGCCAGTCTAGGCATGCCAATTGATCATCGTGGGGTCCCCATTGAGCCTTTTCATATTGCAATATTTTGTTATAAACTAAATCGATTGAATCAAACTGATATTTGTGGTTATATAACATATATTTACTTTCAGTGAACCCTCAATGGATGAACATGAAATCGCTCAATATAAAATCTTGCCTTTTTCTTTTCCTTTTCTGATCCATTGTTTAACAAATACACCAATTCATCCAATATTTTATTGTAATGTCTAATTATTTGGGATTTTTTGAACACACATTGGTCATTGTGACTATAAAAATCATTGCCAAGCTGTATAGCATAGCAGCATGATTCCGCTCTTGCAAGTTCGTCTAATGTAAAATTAAGATATGGATTTTTTAATTTATTTTTTGTCATATGAAATAACGCAAGAAAATAATTGATGACATGAAAGTAACCACGTCATACGAGACATGGCCGAGCATGATCGTGCCCAGCCCATAGCGTTTACCTAATTGAAAGGCTAACGGAACATATAAAAATAATAGAGCAACCGCAAAAAATCCTTGATATAGGTGTCCTAATCCAAATATTACGCTTGAGATAATAGCGGCAGCAAAAAAAATAACTTTGGCTACTGGGGTATTCGCTAGCAACCTATCTAAAATTAATAACGGCAAAACAAAGCATGCATCTTCCCAGAATACCATCGGTAAAACTACTATGGGTATTTCAGAGATTGTAAGTAGCTGATTTAAAAGCGAATCTATAAAATTAAAATAAATCAAAAATAATATTCTTAATATACTACATGTAGTTAACATGATGATCCACTTAAGAATAGCGGCCCAATCAATGCGCAAAATCGATTTATATTTGGTAAATCCAACAACACATAGGATTATTATGCCTAATAGCCAAGACGGCGCCATCGCAAGCGTTACATCTAGTGTATCCATGTTACACCGGTACCGCGCTTTTAATTAATTTAAACATGGTTCCAGATAGACATCCGGCAAACATATCTATTGTGGCAATTGGGAGTCCTACTTGAAGTCCTATGTTTCCTATTGCCAATTTAATAGTAGAAGGGCTTGGCAGCTTAATTACTGGAAATGAAGTTATTATCAGTTTAATTAATGCTGCTGGTAGCAAAATAAAGACTTTGATTAATCCAAGTTGTCCCGACAAGTCATAACTGGGAGGTTCAATTCCTACTCCTGGTATGGTAATATTTGGCAATCCAATTTCTGCGCCTAAGGTAAATGGAGGTATACTTGGAGATGGAATATTAATTCCGCCCATGAATCCATCGACAAAAATCTTCATGCTGGGCGGTTTTGGTAAGTTTAGTGGATCTGGCGGTAAAAATTTCAAAATATAGTTTATTCCAGCTAAAGATGCCATGAAGCATCCTAATACCATATTAGGCAGGCCGGGCATATCAAGGCTTGGTAGTTCTAGTTTACCCTTAGTTATACATCCGTAGGTTTCATCCACGAATACCGTTGGGATCATCATTCTGTTTTTACCTTTCTGCTAAGAGCCGAAACTTCTAGCGGAAATAATGGCGGCGTAGTATTAGCGCCCAGGTTTCCAATATGAATGTGCTCATCGAACAATTTCTTAAATGTATCACCTTTGACTACCGCTTCTGTTGCGTCTTCTCCTAACTCAACTTCCTTACCTTCTATTGTAGCAGTTCCAGATGCACTAATCAAGGCTTCAATACAAGTAGCGGTAATATTTTTGGCAGCTGTTATAGATGCATTTTGACAAGAAATCATTGCGTCTTTTTCTATAGTAATATTAGCATCTTGCTTAACTATAAGGTTTATGTTTCCTGAGCTTTCAATTGAAATGTCTTTATTGGGAGTTACCGAAATTTTTACTTGACCATTATTATTAATTACTTTGCCGTCGTTATTGGTGGCGCCCTTAATCGTAATACTACAGCCGCCATCTTTAGTAATTTTTACCCGTACTCCATTATATTCGCCTTCTAAGTGCGGATCGCTATCCTTTATTGTAGTCTGTCTATCTGGATGCGTCAATGCTCCAATTATGATAGCTTTTTCCGAAAATCCGTCTAGGCATAATAATAAGGCTACTGGAGCGTCATGCCCCTTAGTTGCGACAGCTCCGCCAACGCTCGGTATATTTTTTGGTTTTCTTAGTGAATGTTCAAAAAAATCAGCAATTGACCCTAAACTTTCAGATGCCAAGCAGTTCCTATACCTAATAGGGGTGACGCCTTGATCAACATTTTGCTCAAACACTATAACGTCATACTCAGTTGAAAGTTTAGATTTATTGTTTTCGTGGTTTTTTGGGTACGATTCTACTATAATACCAGCTCTTAGCGGGGTATTGTTATAGTTTTTATTAAATCCAGCTAAATCAATATCAGGGCTATCCCCTAGCAGTCCGAACGGCAATACAGCTCCATTGTCAAGAAAATTAATCATAAACTATTTACTCTTTTTGGTATATTTAGTTTTAGGCGCTACCCCTGGTTGCGGAAATCCTATCCCTCCACCAGGAGATCGGTCTACTATAGATTTAGATTTAGCTGTATCTTGTGCTTCAGATATTCCTGGCAATATTTCATTATTCTTAAAATCATTTTCCCTACTTAAATATGCATCAGAATATGTCATCTCTGAATACCTCAGAGCAGTGCTATCGCTTGTGATGTCTATTCCATTGCTTAGGTTTACGGTAGTCTGGAAAGTTTTTTTGCCGCTATCTGGATAGATCATGGCTGAATGTGTAATCTGTTCAATGTGATATACTGTATTATCAAATTCAAGGTTGTCGCCTACTGCTATTGGCTCCACTATTCCTTTGCATACAAGTGTTCCGTTCATTTTAAGGTGTCCGCCAATGAGTGAGTCGCCTAAAATTTTTGCCCAAACTGGACTTTTATAATCTGTAGTTTTAATCGTAGATGGATCAAACCCTGTAGATACTACATATGGTCTCAGCCCATTTCTTTTTACGTCATTTACGTCATATACATAATTAAATTTAGATGTTTCGATAGACACTCCGGAGCCGCGTTCGTCAAGCCCTAATCGTCCAAAGTACTGTACGAAGTTGACCCTGGCGGCCTCATCTCTTCCTATGTCAACAGAAAGGACAGTACTAGGCTCTACCTTCCATCTTGGTAGGGTCAAAAATAATGTTACCGGTATTTTGTTACCATATTTTGTAACAAAATCTTCATTTGTAAAGGGTATTTGTCTAAATACTATAGTTGGTAAAACCTTGTTATCTCTGGATAGCCTAAAACAAGTATAAAGTTCATTTAATGGTGAGTTGGTATATTGATTTAATATAGACCACGCTTTAACCTGATTCCAAAATTCCGGTTTTAATAACGATTCGCCTTGGCATGGTGTTGGAGTATACTGAAACTTATTGTTCGTTTTTAAATCAATGGGATTCATGCCGGATGACAAGCCTTGCGATGTACCTCCGGCATATTTTTGTATGCCGAACAAACAGGAATAAATATCCTTGGCAGCCTTAACTCCATTAAGGCCCAACAACTGGCCTATTTGTGCGGGCATATAGAAATGTGTATTGGCAACTGTTACTGGCTGTTTAGGGATATTCAGCCTACCTTTGTTGTCTAGTCCTATTCCTATAAAACTTTGTATTAATATGCTAAGGATATCTTGAACATGCTTGTATCCCTTATCATTAATTAAATTTGACCACGTAGTAGAAAGATTGCTCATGAATAATAAATAATTTTTGGTATCTCCCACGTTTAACAGGTATGGATTAAAATAAATAGTATTATTAAATTCTGTAAAACCAAACCCATCGATTTTAAACAATACAGATCTCGTCCCAGTGTTAGCGTCATTTTGGATAATTTTTCTGACACCTTGAATTTTAAATATACCTTTAAATCCATCGTTTGGGCCATTAATAGGCTTACTGCTTCTAGCCTGTTCGGCCACTCGTCTAGCTTCTGATTCCCAGTTCAAGATGTTGACAAAAACAAAATCTCCTGGAGCTATTGCGGTTTCATAGTTTACATCGGTGTGCCTTAAAATAGCATTAACAGACGGTGTTAATACTCCTTTTTTGCATATAGTATTAATCTGAACGCAATCGTTTTCTACGACTAGTGGCGTTCTAACTTGTCTAAAATTTTTATCAGTTAGCCTATATGTATCCCTGTTTTCCCATCGAACGAACGTTAAAACCCACGCTGGACTAGTCTGATACACAGAGTTAAATTCAGACGAATTCGACTCTGTTTGCGCTATAACGTGGGTATACGCTTTAGAGTTTGGCATAATTATTGACGGCCCTTTGTCGCCTGAGATTGATTTTTGGCTGCCGGCTTAGCTTGCTCTTTAACCCATTCTGTAGCTATACGTCTGCGCTCTTCTGGCGTTTGAGCGGTACTTATCGCCATAGCCAACTCTCTTATTTTCACCGTAAATTGCTCTAATGCTTCAGCAGTAGGAACCAGCTCATCTTTTAATCCTCTAAAGTTATCTAAAACAACCTTAGAACTTTCAGCTAAATCTTTAATTGTAGTATCTTCAATTCGACCCGTTTCTGTCGCTTCTCTGGCTAACTTATTTTTAATTGCCGTTTCGGTAGTGTATGGCCCCAGCTCGCCTGGGCGCTCTTCGGCTATAAACCGCTTCATGAAAGCTTCTAGTTGTCTTGGGTCCTGAATGTCCATCCCCATTCCGGGCAAAGAAATAAGCGTGGACAGCTGGTCATACATTTCCTGCATATCTTTAGGCGCCTGACCATAGGTTTCCCGGCTCATGGTTACACCGGTTTCTTTTTGTCGTTGTTGTAGAGTTTTGCGCAATGTTAGGACCTCTGTTATTGGACTAACAGCGCCCATTGTAATTTTTTCCATTCCTTTTACGACTTCTGATGGAGGCTTATTTAATAGTCTAGCCGCCTGTCGAACAACTGGGTGGTCTTCTGTCATCTGATTTTCTGGTATATGCATTAAAGCTTGAGCTACTACGTCTCCTCCGCTAACTCTAAATAGCTCTCCTACTTCAGCGCTTTGCAGCATACCCGCCGCTCGCATCATGCCCTTTCGTCCTGTCACTTCTGTGGAAAGCTGTTGATATCTCTCGTATGCATTTTTTGCCGCCTCTACCCCTTGTGATGTGCGCTCTGTTAGCATGCTCGAAAATCGTTCAGATAATCTATCTATGTCTACTTCAGACCTAGCTCCACTTCTAGCTATAACTTCAGATGCGGCCTGCGTGAACCGGCGATTTTCTTCTACAAATTTACTGTCATCTAAACCTAATTTAGTTCCTTCTGCTAAGATTTTAATCGTAGCCTGCTTTGTAAGTTCTGCGCCTCCAAGCCCTCCGCTAAGTGTGCCGAGTACTTGCCCAGCATTGGTTAAGTCAAAATTACGCTGAAGCTGTAATCCTAGGGTTGACTCTCTAGCTACGCGAGTAGACCCTCCAGCGGCCAAGATGTCACCGGACATGCCTAAAGCTAAATCACGCGTAAACCCAGCGTTTGCGGCCTGTTGTAAAAGTCCGGATTCTCCATAAAAACCTTCATAGCCAAGGCCCATGCCACGTTGTGCTTGCAAGTTTTGTCTAAAATTTTGTTTATATTCTTCTATGGCAATAGTTTTTAACGGATTTTGCTGTTTTTGCGCTTCTAGCACAGATTCGTAATCGTTGACCAACTGCTCGGCTAATATTGATTGGTATCTCTGATCCATAGTCTTAGATATTGGACTTAAAAGTAAAGCTCTTTGTCTCTCGTTTCCCAGAGCGCTCATAGCTCCGACTCCAGCTCCTCCTAATGCTCCGATCGCTCCTCCGACTCCCGCTCCAACGGCAGCTCCAGCTGGTGCTCCAAGTCCCAATGTCACGATTCCGGCAGCTGTGCCCCCAATTTTTGCGCCTATGAGCGCACCAGCTCCCATTCCAACGGCACCACTTTTAAGCAGCCCTCCGCCCAGGGCCATCTGGTCGGCTGTCCTGGCCATTTGATAATTTTTTAAAGCTGCCTGGGCAGCCTGGGCACGCTCACCTGCAAATAGTGCTTCAAAGGGCGCATTGCCGCTATATATATCTTGTAATTGTCTGCCTATGGTCCCGCCAACCGTTTTTCCTGTCGCAACCTGTGTGCCAACTGGGGCCCTTCCGAATCCGCGATAAACTTCTGATCCCAAGGCAAGAGCCGATCCTGCGGCTGCGCCTATGGCAGATATAGCGCCAATTCCGCCGAGTGGCGTGAACATTCGCCCAGCTGCCGTAGCGACGCCTCCTATTCCGCCACCGCGATATGCTTGCAGTAATCTGGCGATACCTTGAGGCTTGGATTGTTCTTTGGCGTCAATCATTTGATTTAAAGCCACATCGCGTTGTTTGTATAACTCTCTAGATCTAAAATTGTTTTCCTCTACTCTAGCTATTTGTTGTTTTATTTTTAATTCATCTTCTGACCCTTTAACCACCGATTGCTGTTGGGTACGCAATTCTTTGATTAACTCTAATCTTTTGGAAATCTCTTTTCCAAGCCTTTCTTGTGCCAAGGCTTCATCTCTAATAAGTTTTTCCAGCTCTCTTTTGGGTTGCTGTGTAGATTGTCTATATGCTTCTTGACTTGGGGCGCTCATAATGCCGCCCATTCCCATACCCTGGAGCCTCTGGGCAGTCTGCTGTTGCATTCGCATCATATCGCTTGGCGCATATAATTCGCGTAATTTTTTTTGCATGTCTGAAATAGCTCTATCAAACTCTTTTGTGTCGAGTTTGATGCCCATTTGTAGCTCTTTGCGTGCCATAATATCCTAGATTTATTAAATAATCAGTTCTTTCTTAAAGATTCTGTCGGGTATAAATACGCTCTATAGTATAATTATATCATATAGTTGTAATATATTTTCGTTTTTAATATATGGATCGAAATAAAAAGGATAAAACAAAGGTATAAATTAAAAAGGTTTAACTTTATTAAATTTATTTAACAATAGTAATTGATGAAAAAGTTCTTTGTTTATCCGTCTAGGCATAGATCTTGGCAGCCAAGAAAACGCACTAAATTTAACATTAACGGCTAGTAACTCAGCCTCAAAAACATAGTAAGTGGGTTGAACAGAAACTAGGGTTAACCGATAATTGTTTTTACTTTCAACGATGTCCCATATTCTACCGCGAGAGCTTAACATTTTATGAAAGATAGACTCTACGCTATAATATGCCTTAGGGTCTTTAAATGATATATCGCTCAAACTGCCAGTAAAAATATCTCCTGGTTTAGGTTTTTCTATATATAATTTAACTCTATTGTATAAATATTTTAGTGTATTTAGCATAATTATTCCAAAATCGGACATCCATCCGGTTTATTTAAAATTTTTGTGTATCCGTAAAAATCTTTAAGTTTTTTAATAATAATTTGGCTTTCTTGGCACCAGTTAGTGCATTCGCCTACCCAAATTGCAACCACAATGCAGGGGCAATGGCATGCGGCAGATAAAACAGAAATTGCGAATTGTAAATCTCCGGTACATGTATTGATAAATGTTGTTTTGACATATTGCTCGCTAGCCTGATATTTATCAATGTCTATCTCCATTTTAATTCACCGTTCCCTTGATCTACATTTTTCAATAAAATCAATTACTTGCCCTCTGACATCAACTGAGCTAAAACCCTAAAAGTGGTATCATATAATTCAGTTTGTGTAACTGATTCGCTGAATAATTTTTTATTATTTTTTGCTTTTTTGATATAAGGCTGACTATACCCTATATTCATTGTTATTCCGGCTACAGCATTTGGAACCATCTTAATAAACTCTACGGCGTTTTTTGCAAAATCATCAACTAAAATATTTTTAACTGGACATCCCTTAGAATCAACGTATCTAGTAGATAGCCAGCTAGCAAACTCACTTTTTTGCCTACCTTTTGTTAGATATATTTCGTCAAAATAAATATGATTTTTGCACAAATTCTTAATTCTTTCGGGACCTTGATGGCCAAACACGCTGGTGATCAGTATTACTCTTACACCGTGTTCGCTTAATTTGCGCGTAAACTCCGCTGCTCCCTTAAAAACCTTACATTTAGCGGGCCAATTTTGGCCAAGCTGCACAAAATATTCAGAAAATTGTTCTTCTGGCATTAATTCTGCATAGCTATACTTTGAAGGAATATAGTTTAGGGGTACATCATATCCCTTTTTTTTAATTAAAGCGTTAAACAATCTATGAAAATCAACTAAAACATCGTCCACGTCTAGCCAACAAACAACTCCTGAGGGTACAACTATTTTATTCTGTGGGCCTGGTATTCCCATGCGTTCCTCTTAAAAAAATACATCTTTATTGATGTATGTCTATTTTAGAATATAATAAATACAGGTAATTGTCAATAAATATTATTTGGCAATATCATCGGTTAAATCATACATATGGCATTCGCCTATGTTATGTAATTCTGAAAAAACAGCTCCATTGCAATCTAAAATCCAGACAGTTGGCCATATCCGGCATTGCTTATTATTGCAATGAGTACAATAAATATAGTTAGTCCGATTTTCAGGAATATCAGGAATTTGAACATTATAATGCAAATTAAACTCTTGAAGGTGAACTCTAACTATATCTCCTATTGATCTATTGTTGTTTGGTCTCATTTTTGACGATCTCAATTATTTTATGGTTTAATTTTGTATCTAATTTGTTAACTCTAGCTATCCAATTGCACATAAAAATAAACCCATTGACCGCGCATCCAAAAAATATAAAGTCTATTGATTTAACCCACCAAAACCCTAAAATGAAAATAAACGATGAAGTAAGATATAACAAGGCGACAAATTTAACAAATAGAATCAGATTACTTTTTACATAATCTATAGTTTGTTTACGAATGTCCTTCTTTTGCTTATCGGTCAATTGCTTATGATATAAATCTGAATGCACTAGTCCCACCATTGCCTTTCATATTTTGTGAATAAATAAAATAAGCGTTTTAAATCATTATCTCTATCTATTTCAGACTGTATCAAATTATTTCTAGATTCTTGTCTTTCTTGTCTTTTTTGTTTGGCCGTCTTGGCCTTACTGCGCATAAATTCAATTCTCGTTAATCCTTTTTCGCTGAAATTAGGCTCTGGATGAAATATCGTCTTTAGCTTTCCCCATTTTTTAGAATGCATTTTATTGTATTTATTATAATATTCATCTTTTGACAATCTAGAACAAATATCAATTGCTTCAGAAAGTGCATCTAAAATATCTTGGGTTTGGACCAAATGGCTCATGATTAAGCATCGCTTTAATCTTCGTAGCTTAAACTCTAACATTTTGTATATATATACAAAGTCAAAATCATACGAGTTCCAGCCAAGGGCAGCATAAGCTAAAGACCTTCTGATTTTTTCTAACATTAACAGAATATGGCTCACGATTTTATAATAAATACTCTTTATTTTGTGCGTATAGTTGTCATTATAGTCGCGAGTAATAGGCTTACTATAAAATCTTTTAACTGGTTTGCTATAAAAAAGTATCTTATTTTTCTTCATTTATTTTAACGTATCCTTTATTGTTGTCGGCCCAATCTGGTTTATCTATAAAATGAGACGGAGATTCTTGTAGCATTTCCATTGAAACGGATTGTTGTACCTTAACTGGATGTAAATTAGGATAAGTCTTTTTGATACATTTTGTGATTAATGCTTCTAATCTATTAATATAATCTGGAGTAACATGTAGATTGCGATAAACCTCAACTGCTCTATCTCGGCCATACTTGTCTATAAAGTGTTTTTGAAAATCATTTAAGGGAGAATAATCTTTTTTTATTTTAATTAAGTTTAGATCTGGTAGATCTATTTCGGTGTACTTTTCTTTATCATATAAACGTTTTTCTTCTGGCGGAGCCGGAAACTTTGTTATACATTCCTCATCTGTTAGTTGTAACGGCACTCCCTTGGATAGATAAAAATATTTTTCATACTTTTTGCTAAAGTTAATTTTTTTATTATCAAAGCTTATTACAAATTTAGACAAATCTGGATTGTCCGATTTTTCAAATCTAGCATCCATTTCGTATAAAATAAAAATTGGCATATTTAATAATTTTGACAACTTAATTAGCTTTTTATAATCCTTAGTGATATCTAAGTCTCCATACCAAATTTTACCATTATTTTCAGTACATATGTTGGCGTTAAATAAAACTAAATTCTTGGGATTATCATACCTATATATTGACTTAGACCCTCCAACCATCGCCCCCATTGGGCCTAGAGTTTGGGTAGCAATAAATTCTGGTTTAGTTTGTTTATTTTTAAAATCAGATGGAAACGTCATTTTCATATATCCTCACTTGTAATTGGGCGACAAACCTCTATGGTTTCGCCATGTTTTGAAAAATACTTACATTTTTCTTCACGTAATGTTGCACATCCTGAAACAAATAAACTTAATATAATTATAAATCTCATATCTTAATTTAGTTTAATACAATCTACAGTATATGTCAATATATATTTACATGGCCACATAGCTGAAAATCAGTAGGGCCATCTCCTGCACTTCTCTATGGTCTCTTCTATGGAGTCTTCTTAGATAAGCGATATCTTGAATCGCACACTCCATAAAATGGAGATCCCAAGAAAGATTGTAAGAATAAATCAATCCTCTTAATTTTAAGTGAAATTGATATTCTTCTAAATTTTTAATAGAATCTATATAGTTATAAATTTTACTATATAGTATGTTTTCTGTTGACATTTATAGATATATTATATCGTATAAAATATATTTATTTTTTATCAGCCGGGCTACTAAGTCGCAATTTTTCAATTGTTTTTGATGCTATATCAATCTCTCGTTTTAAGAAATCTTTGAATGATTTTTCGCGCTTTAAGTGTTTTGGTGGAACAGGGCTCGATAGCCTAACTTTTAATAAATCTAGGTATTTTTCTAAATCAACAATTTTATTCTTCATTTGGCCTCCAATAATAATATAAGCGGATTAATCAAAAAAGTCAATATATTTTTTAGTTTTTTGTCGTAATGTTTTTTCTTACGATGTTTTCTCCGTCAAAAAAGATTGATTCTCCCAACGTAATATCAATCACATAGCCGCTAAGGTCTCGGATTTGTTGAATAATATCATCATTTATATCGGTTATAAAATAAGGTTTTGCGGTAGTTAAATCTACGTACAAATATCTAGTAACTTTTTTAGAAGTTTTATTTAAAACAAACTGAAATAGATCAATTGTTTCTTTTTTGTTCATAAAAGCCCTTGCTTTTCTTTTAATTTTTGTATCATTATTTCTAGCGGTTCGACCAGCGCTACCGGATAATCTTCTGTTTCGTTAGAATTGATCAATTCTTCCGGCCAAGGAGACCTGTGTTTAAAGCCCCTGCGAACCATTTCTTCTGCGCATTCATCGTGTCGTTTTTTCATAGCCTTAGAGTGGCCCCTCCAGCGATTGGTCTCTGGATGATTGGCCCATCCTTTAGATAAACCGGCTATTGTTCTGGCCATAATTAGTAACTCGTTATGCTCGGCTAAAAGTCTCTTTCTGTCCAACATTTGAGTCGGAATTGGATACCAGCTACGCATATACATATTGTAATATGATTATATTGTCAATGTCAATCGCGATATATATTTATTTTTGTGATAATATACAATGCAAATTATTAACATTAGTGTTAACTATTGGTATTGTGTATTGTAAGAATTTGTTTCCTTTGGATAAATAGTCGCATAGTTTATAGTTAGTGGTTTACTATAAACTATACAATATCGTTTAGTGAGCCGTCGTATACTCTGTTATTAGCTTACTGTCCTAAGTGGCAAAATTTACTGCTATAAGGATAAAATGGTGTTATTTTGAATAATTTTAAGTTATTTACTGCCCCTAAGTGGCAAAATTTACTGTTATAAAGATAAAATAATACTATTTGCTATTTTTCCCATTCTGCTTAGGCCAGCGTGTCGAGGGCAGTATTCTCCAGTCATGTCTAGTTTTCTGCGTTATTGTTGATAGACTATTCATGGTTTTAAGAATTCTCCTCATCTTTACAATATCTTCTGTTGTATTCATCTTCGGCTTGAATGGACCATCGGACTACATTTAAGTTATATCCTATTTTTTTCATTTTTTTGATAAATTTAACGATATCTTTATGTTTAAATGGTGTATCTATGCGTTTAGATATATTTTTATAGTACTCGTTGCCCTGTCTTGCGTATGTCCAAAAATTTTTGTCCGTATAGCAAAAACTATAAGTAAACGCTGTTATCCCGGATTCATGTTCTATCTCTATGTATTTTGGGTTTACGCCCTTGTTTTCCAAGAACCAGTCTTTATATCGAATGTTAAAAATTTCTGCTGCTATAGGGCCAGTCCATAAGATGGAGGCCGTTAGTCCAGGAAAATCTTTTTCAAAACAATCAATCATATGTAGTCTAGCTTTATTTTTATCTATGGTTATATCTGGAATTACGGATAGTTTTTCCATAAAACTGCGTTGTAGCCACAACATTCCGTCCGTTATTTCTCTTTTTAAAATAAAGTCCCTATTCTCGCTATTAATTAAATCATGTTCAATTTTTCGTAATGTAGAGATTGTATCCGTAATATCAGTTTCTATTTTCATTGATATTGAAAAATATTTCTTACCCATTTTTTCTCCTTTAATCTAAAAATTACTTTTACTTAAATAGATGCATAAATTCTGGTTTAACAAATAGTAAAGCTAAGCCATCCTGCGTTACCGCTGCCAAGCAGATTTCGGGGGTTTGCTTTTTAACATAATCTAAAACAAGGCCATTCTGCTTTACTGCTGCAAGGCAAATTGCAGGGGTTTGCTCTTTAACGTATTTTAGGGCATGGCCGCATTGTTTTACTGCTGCTAGGCAAATTGCGGGGGTTTGCTTTTTAACGTATTTTAAGGCATAACCATCATATTTTACCGCTGCCAAGCAAAGTCGAGGGGTTTGCTCTTTAACAAATTGTAAAGCGTATCCATTCTGTTTTACCGCTGTCATGCAGATTTCGGGGGTTTGCTCTTTAACGTAATATAAAGCACAGCCATTCTGCTTTACCGCTGCAAGGCAAATTTTGGGGGTTTGCTTTTTAACAAATTCTAAAGCAAAGCCATCCCGCGTTACCGCTGCAAGGCAAAGTTTTTGAAACTCTTTGCTATTGACAAACTTATTGAAATTATTAGGCTTTAAGCTATGAACAATATTATCTTCAATAAGTTTGCCGTTTGAATATTCGTATTTATTGCATTTATCTTCATCTAATTTGAAAAAATCAGCTATTGAAGCATGGCTATCAAGATGAAGTTGTTTAGGATTATCCTTTAAAAATTCAAGACGTTGTTTAGCATTAAAGTAATGCATTTTGCCGTTTTCGTCTAAAATAAAGCTAAAAAATTGACACATAGTTAGTTACCTTTCACGAAAATGATCCAAAATGCTTCAGGGTTAAAAATATAAAATTTTCCGTCTGGTCCAGTCAAAATATAATCTCCGGGACAAACTGTTTGTCCTGGCCCACCGCTGTCTATCCACCCGTGGTGGTGGACTAACGTGCCGCATTTGCAACACATATTGTTGCCAGAAATATTCGGATGACGAAAATATAGAACAATTTTTCCTTCCCTTGGTTCAGTTGGAATTTGCCCCGTATCTTCAAACGGGCGATACACATCATCTTGTGGATGATCGCCATTTTTAAACCATCGGACGGCTTCTAATGCAATGTTTGGTTTTATTTTCATAAATATATTATATACTAGAGTAAAGTAAAAAACAAGAATAATATGCAAGTAAAGATATCAGTATAATTGACAGCTGTTTCAATAGTATATAAAACAAAATAGTGCAGTTTAAATAAGGATATGCGATTATATCGATTAATCCTCCTCTTCTCTTATTCTAATGCCTACAGGAAACCTTGGAACGCCTTCTTTGGCGGTAAGTCCTTGATATTGTACGGTCAGCCGTTTGTTTTCCCAAAGTCGGTGATTTACAAAATATTCCCTAAGCTTATCTGTACTACCTGACATTTTCGCTAAAAATGTCTTACCGTTTGGCATAGAGCAAATAAAAGAACCTACATGCCCAATAAGTCGCCCCTTCCCTTCTTCTATGCCCACGATATCAAACTCATCGTCTTTCATGGTTTTAACTTTTTGTAGGTCATACGATCTTTTGTTGACATACATTCCAGCTTTATTTCGAAGTATGGCGCCTTCGTATCCATCATTTAAGCATTTTAAGAAAAATTCAGTGGCTTCATCTTGATTGTTAAGCAATACTGTATCGACCATAACTAGGCATCCGGGATTTTGGGCCCAGGGTAAAGACTTTATTGCTTTCAGCCGCTCTTCAAATGGTACGTTTGCGCTAGGCATGTCATAAATGTGATATTGAACTAAATGGCAGTCTGGGGCTGGATTTTCTTGTCTTATGAGAGAAGAGATTTTTTCAAAATTTTCTTTAAAATCATGGGAGTATCCTTCGCCGTCTAGTATACAAGATGTACTGCCGACCATTTTTTCTATAGCGTCTACTATGTGCGGTAAAGAATTAATAGGCTTTTGTGTCCTAGACCAAAGAGTACAACGCCCTTCTTTGACTACGGCTATGATTCTATGTCCGTCTAGTTTGGGTTGCCCGTAGCAACTATATTTTATTTTGTGGCCATGTTCGTCAAATCTATGGGCAAGCATAGGGGATATACCGCCCTCGATAATAGTATCGATTTTTCCTTCTCTAGCTTCTTCTATGGTTTTAACATAACCTTTTTTAAGCTGCTTTTCCCATTTAGACTTAGCTTCTAGTTCCGCTTGTTCGTAGGCAGTTGTTTCGTTTTTCTTTCCAACGTTTTTACCGTGCTCTATAATGTCAAAGGTTTCTTGTGGGCTATCGGTATCTAGCTGGCCATACTGAACCGTTATTTTGCTGGTTCCAGGCTTAAGACTCAAATCAACTAAATCGGTATCAACGGATACAGACCAAAACTGAATAGCACCGGTATTAGTCTTTTTGTATAAAGTAGGAAGCTTCATATGTTCTATTATACTTAATTTATACAAATAAGCAATAGCATAAATACTCAAAAAAATTCAACAAGCGGAACAACCGTGGCGCCCTCACCGGCCCAAAGGCCGGCGCTTCCCTAAGTAGTGTTTGCTACTATCAGCGTTTCGCGCCCGAAACGGAGAATGTTGATCGCAGCATTTATATCTCGATCATGATTTGCTCCACAAATAGAACAAGTCCATTCTCTTACACTACAGTTTCTTAGTCCACTCGGCCCTGTTCTTTTAAAACAAGCTGAGCAAGTTACCGTAGAGTTATTTTCTTTTACTTTTTTTACAAATCCACCAAGCCTTTTGGCTTTATATTCAAGTAGATTTACGATTATACTAACCGATGAATCAACGCTAGATTTTCCGTTTGTTTTTTGTAAAAATTTAGCGCTGACATTGCCTATAAATATTTCTTTGTATTTCTTGGTGAGTCTTAGGGACTCCTTATGTAAAAAATCTTTTCTCCTGTTTTTTATCCTTTGATGTAACTTTCTTGCTTGTTTTTTCTTATGGTGTCTTTGAAATTTCCCTATCTTTTCTTCCTGTTTTTTAAATTCTCTGTTGTTTTTTATTCTCTCGCCATTTGAAAAAACCAGGGTATCCTTTAACCCTGGGTCTGCGCCTATTGGTTCGCATACTTCATGGGTATGCTCATTAGGTGTATATTCAACTGTTAAATTGATGTACCAATTGCCTAATGTGTCTTCATTAAAACTACCACATTTAATCTTGGCGCCATTAGGAAGAGGTCTATGAAAAAACGTTTTATATTGATAACCATAATATGTGGCCACACCATCGTTGAATTTAATGTTACCGGCTTTAAGCGGTATCCATCCCAAAGAATATCTGCTCTTTTTCTTTTTATCGCTTACTCTCCATTTAAGCTTTTTCTTTTTGAATTGTTTTCTTCTGATTGTATACTCTTTGCATATAGCCTGTGTGGTTTGCGAATTCAAGCCAATATCTTTAGCCCATTCTTTGCCTTTGTGGAGCTTAGCCAAATCAAAGTAACTTAAAAACTTATTGTTTTGCTCTAACTCTTTTATAGATAGTTCGTTGCAACTATTAAAAACTTTGTTAGCAGACCTACTTAAACGCAATAGCCTACGTTTTGCGCTAGGTTTTTTGATTCTATATTTAAAGGTTTCTATTATCATAATTTTTTAAAAATCTGCTTTAAAGCTTAAGCAAGGTATCCGAGATGCTCATAAATAAAGTATAGCACAATACTATAAGAATACAACAATATATTGGTGTAATCTGAGATTAGACCACTATTGTCCCAGCAGCGTATGGCCAATCTTGTGCGGTAGCAAGAATATATAAATATACTGTATAGTCTTTTGTCCTCTCTAGTTCTAGTCTCTGCTGTGGTCCTGCTAGTGTCTAGTTCGTGCCCGTATTCTTAGGGGTTGATATCAACCAATTTTGACAGATATTAACCAATTTTAGTTGATATCAACCAAAATTGAGTAGATTCAATATTAGTATTTTGTAAAATACAGGAAATTAAAATACTCAACCAAAACAGGAATATAACCATACATTTCCAATCGCGATAAGCCACGTCTATCTTATTAAAAATTTTTAAACGCAAATAACCTCCATTCAAAAATGGATTCTACCAAAATAGTACCTCTCCTCCCATGCCCGCCAAACTTGAACTGGGTTACCAATAACTCAATTAACAAATTCAACCATTAAATGTGAATCCGATTATTTCTATTTAATTACAAAAATTTAACCAAAAAGGCGTCTCCTCTGGTTCCGCCAACAAAGCCTTGTTAAATTGCTTTGCCTCTGGTTCCGCCAACAAAGCTTTTGTTTTATGACTCTATCGCTGATTCCTCTTATATGGCTTTCTAAAATCGTTGGCATTGAATAAATACATCTTTGTTGGGAGGTACACGGGAATGGGTTTTTGGCGGCAACGGCGCGGGCGTAATTGCGTTAAAACGAATTTTTCTAAAGCTACGCGACCAAAGATGCACTAAGTCCAGTTCGACCAAAGAGGCATGCATTACGATTTTTGGGGGGCTTTTAGGCATAGCGGACTTAGCGTTATTAACAAGCGCTGTTACTTTGGCGCTGTTACTTTGGCGCTGTTACTTTGGCGCTGTTACTTTGGCGCTGTTACTTTGGCGCTGTTACTTTGGCGCTGTTACTTTGGCGC